GATACCCAGAGCAAGCGCCGCGTCTTCGAGCGCACCGGGCAGCGCCATTGCGTAAGCGCGCACCATGGAGCAGCGGACCTGGCTGACGGGAAGGGGCTTCCAACCGTATTTGCGGGTGCAGCAGAGGTTCCAGATGGCCAATTCAAACGCCGCATTCCAGGCCGTGATGGTGCCCCCGGATTCGATATGAGCTGCTAAATCCTCGGGGAACGACTCGCCTTCAATCCAGGTCTTGACGTGCTCTGGGTCGGAACCATAGGACATGCAATGCGCGCCGGTCGAAGAGTGCGTGGCGTAGTTATGCAATCCGGCGACACGGAGGTCTACTTCGGAAAAAGTTTCGTAATCTATGCCCATCGATTGCATGAGGGTTCTTTCAGAAATGTAGCTAGTACTTCGTTCCGTTGGCGAGCAAACGAGCTTCGCGCTTGTGATCCTCACGTTGCGCGTTATAGGCCATCTTCTCAACATAAGCACCGCCGAGATCCAGGTCGAGGCCAGCGGCGATATCAAAAATGCGAATGATAGCGTCTGCGAGTTCCACTTCAAACATCTTGCGCTGTGGTAGTTTGTTATCCATCAGATTCTTGCGATGGCCCTCCAACGCTTCACTAATCTCGCTATGTACCAACGCCAGGAGTTCACCAACATTGCGCTCGATCGGCTCGTTGGTTTCAAGATTGCGCCACCACTTTTCGTTGGCCACGTGAACTTGCTGAGCCAGTTCATTGATCGCCGCCGCCTGCTCGTGCTTCCACTTTAAACTGTCTACAACCCGCACAGAAACCTCGTCCATGCCCATTCTCCTAGAATCAAGTGTAAAAATGCACGATGCGCAGACCATACAACTACCATCAGAACGATGCAGATGCCCGCAAACACATCCGAGTTTCATCGCTTGCCCTCACGGAAGAACCTGACAATTTGGGGTAATAGCGAAGGCGGCTCAATGCCCGTCTCATTGCAGTGCTCGCACGGATAGTAACGAACCTCACCACCGTCTGATTGAACCTTGCAAACTTTTCCGCCCGCGCACCAAGTACATTTCCCTAGGGGAACGCTGACCGGCTTACAGATATGCTCAAATGCTCCGATGTCCATAAAAATCTCCGCAAAAAGTGGGGGCTGATTTTCACAGCCCCCGTTACCTTGTTCAACCAATCTATCCAAAGATCGAAGTTGCGGTCTTCGCCGTGCCGGCGCCGTTTGGAACATCGACCGGATCGAACGCCTTTGATGCCGGCATACGGCCGTTGCCCAGGGGATCGTCGTCGCGCAGCTTCTGCACGTTCTGCAGACCGAACGACACCCCCTTATTGCCCGCCTGATCGTAAGCGAAGGCGCGCACCTGAGCGCGATACCAGGCGCCGGAGTAGATATCGGCGTCGTCGATGATGTCCTGGAGCTTGGCGTCGACCAAGCCCGGTCGGCGGTCTTCGTTGGCCGAGAAGCTCATGATGATCCAGTCGTCGCCGATGCCGACGATCGGGGAATCGAGTTCCTCGTTCAGGCGGAACGGAGAACGCAGGGTCTTGGGGATCTTGTCGCCCCACTTATCGCGAGCGGCTGCTTCAGCCTCCTTCTTGAGCGGGTCGAGCTTCGCCGTGGGCGGAAACGCCGCGCGGATTGAATACTTCGGTTTGCTGGTTGTGCCGTCTTGGTTCTTCATCGCCGTGGCTTTGAACACGGAGATGAAAGCGGCCCGAAATTCAGGTGTTATCAGGTTGTCTGCCATTGAAGTTGCTCTCCTTTGTAGACTGTGAGTTGATGGTTGTCGTTGTCGGTTATCGGCGGAGGAGCACTGTGCTCAAGGGCCTTACGAAGACAGTTGACTAAATCAAATGACGGTTGATGCCAATTCCATTTCGGTTTGTTACAACGATGCCGTTCATCTTTTGAGCTGAGCACCATTTACAGTTTTCGAGATGCCCGAAGCAACGGCGAGTTTCACTCAACGCAAAGATCCCCTCGCATTCAAAAATCCACTTGTGACCAAGCATCTTACAAACCAAAGGCTGAATGCTTCCGAGTATTTTGTTCACATCCATTTTCAGTTACTCCGCGAACGCAGCCTTGGCGTCCTCTCTCGACGATTCAGATTGGATGTTGACGTAGTACCGAGATGGATCAGGCATCCTGAGAACAAACGGATAATACCTGCGTTTCCTCGGCTTGACGATGCCCAGCCTGCCGATTAAAAAGAAGACCAAGGCGAGAACTAAAAACGTCAATGAGATATTTTCAATCATAGCTTTTCTCCATTCCCAAAGCGATTTGGTTAGTCGAACATACTTAATTCTGCAGCCCCAGCTGCAGTCGAGATCCGCCATCGAGGTGCGCAAAAGCGGCTTTCGCGTCAATTCGAATCGGATCGCGCTTGTCGCTGACATGTACAAGAGTGTGGCCGCTCGATTCGCGCTTGACGAACGGCTCAAGAATGGCATCCCGCTCCTTAGCATTCTTGCCCGGTGCGAGTTTCACGGCGTCGCCGATGTTGATGAGTTCCTGCGGCTTCCAAATCTCGTCCGGGCCGCAGCCAAGGGCTTTAATCACTTCTTCCACAGCGATACCGTCCTTCCATTTGCGCACGGCGAGCTTCTCGACCAGTTTGTAGTCGGGGATCTCGTGGCCTTTTTCCGCCTCGGCATAAGCGAACTCGCGGGTGTTCTTGATCCAGCCTTCGAGAATGGGAAGGAAATCGAGCGCCTGGGCCAGCGCCTTGGGGTCGTAGGCAAGTTTAGAGGGAGCGAGTGCCGCGGTTCCGTTGACGGGCACGAGGGCCGTGGATGTGATTGTGGGCTCGGCAGAGAACACCTGCTTGGCCAGGAATTGCGACTTTCGTAGAAGCGCCGGACAAGGTTTCGGCGCCGCAGCGCACCAGCGACAACCTTTTTCGGAAGGAACGAGAAACCCATTTTGCCAACCGACATCTTCCGCCATGTTGCAAAGCATCGCTGCGAGTTCGGCATCTTCCACGCGCGCAACTGCTTCGGCAACGTCGGCGTGTAGATCGATCAGCTCGGCCACATCGAAGTCGACAATGCGTACCGGGCCGTCCGGGTGCTCGTACCGCGGCTGCACGATGCCGATGCTCACGACTGCGGCCGGCAGCTTCATCGTAATAAGAGCGGCGAAAGCGTAAATTCGGAGTTGAGTGTTCCGGCCAACATCGACGGGGACGCCGGCGCCGTACTTGAGATCGCGGATGTGAAGCGTCGCGGTTGCGGGGTGCCAGGCAATGAAATCGGCCGTCCCGTACACGTCCTTGTCGATCGCGACAGTTTTCTCGACGAACACTTTAGCGCCCTTGATCGTCAGGCCCAGGCACTCGTCGATATAGGTCTTGACGTACTTCGCCATCTCAATCTCTTCAGGCTTTTTGAAACTAGGAGTCTCGCCGTGACGCGCAAGATGCCCGAGAAGCCATTTCTCAGCCATGGCGTGCGCCCTGGTGCCCTCGTCGGCATAACCGGACTCGGCCTCGATCATACCTTCGGACAGCACGACCGAGCCGGGACAGGTCATCCACTGCTCGGCCTTCGACGGGGATAGCTTGGCATGACCGTTGCTAGGCATTGAGCGCCACGGAGAGCTCGTGGAGTTTGCCGGCCTCCAGATTAAGGGCTTCGGTAACGCGACTGCAGCCAAACTCGCGCAATTTTGCAATCGCATCTTCCATCGTGTGCTTCTGGATGAAGTTGTTGAGCAGGCTGCGGAATTCGTCGGCTGAGATGGCTTTACCATCCGAAGACTTCGCATCCGTAGTTTTGACAGATTCCGCCGTTGCTTGTGGCCCCACACCAGGGGCGACGGCCGACGTAGGGACAGCAGGAAGATGACCGCCCTGTTGCAGAAGGGCATCGGCAGCCATCTCCGCCTTGGTGCGACGGCGCCGGGTAGTGATCTGAGCGGGCTCGGAAGCAGGAAGCTCGGGCTTCGGCATCGCGGCGGCCCGCGCGGTCTCAACGGGAACGCCAAAGATCGCTTGCTCCTCGGTTCGCGGCATTGAGGGTTGAGAGACGGGTTGAAGCTGAACTTGACCGGAAACCGGAAACAGGGTATTCAGGAGCGCAATGACCGCCTGAGCCTCTGTCCGGTTAAGAGATGTGGTGTCAAAATTGAAGTTCATTTTTTGCCTTTCGGTGGTTTGGTGTTTCTGTTTTCCAGATAACTCTAGGTCATGCTAGTCTGGATGTCAAGAAGAAAATTACAAAATTTTGGAAAGCTCGCGGATTTTACGCAGAAGCACGTCGTTGACGTACTCATCGACTGAGCCAAAAAGACTGAAGACGCGAACACGAACAGGGTTTTTTTGATTAACTCCCTGCAAACGCTTGACCGCCTGACTGTTTTCCCCAGGCACAAAAGAGCATTCGAGAAAAGCGCACTCTGAACAATGTGCAAGATCAATCCCAAGACCGGCCGCAACCAAATTGCCCACAAACACGCGTACATTCGGATTCTCGTGAAAAGCATCGATGTTCTCTTGTCGCTTTTTGGCTGGTGTTTCCCCGTTCAACGTCACTACGCCAAATTTTTTCAAACGCTCGGCCATCCACTCTACGCCGACCTTAAACACACAGAACACCACGATCTTGTTAACCTCCCCGCTAGCCAGATCCTGCTCTAATTGATTGCCAATCGCAAAGAGCTTCAGCATCAATATGAACCTTCTCAGAGTTGTTACACTACTCGCGGTACGTTCGATCATGCCAATTTGCTGGTTCGGCGCCATGGAGGACAGGGCCACTTGCAACTCCTGATCGGCCCGAGCAAGCTGAGGTATCAGAGGAATGAATTCAGAACTCAGACACGCTTCATCCCGCGACACTGTTACAGTCTCAAAGACCACAGGAGGAAGTTGGGGCATGACCTCCGCGAGAGTGCGCCGAAGTATAAACCCGGAGAGCCGCGCTTTTAGCTCATCGATATTACGCGACCCAGTGATCCGAAAGCCGTAATCCGTCTGAAATCCAGAACAAAATTTAAATGTGAAGGTCCAGAAATCTTCCTCGGCCAAGCCAGCAGAATGGAGGTGAACCCAGAGTTCTGAGACGTTGTTCGGGCATATCGTGCCTGACAATCCCCACAAACGCTTCGTGCTGGCCACGATACCCGGAGATCTCTTCCCGTGACCATATAACATCCTCGCCCGTTGAGTCGTCCTCTCTTTGCATAGATGAAGTTCATCCGCGACCACAACGTCCCAGGTAACAGACTTGAGAATGTCTTTGTAAGTCACAGCCATGTCATAGGAGATGATCACTACGCCAGAAGTCCACGGCTTATCGCCAGGCATAACCACCTGAGTCGGCCTATCCAATGGAGAAAAACGCTGGAGTTCCCTGGCCCAATTGACCCGAACACTGGCAGGACAAAGGATCAAACAATTCTTTAAACCGAGTAGATCGATAGCCCTGATAGTACTCGGGGTTTTCCCAACTCGCATCTCGTCGCATAGAATGGCCCTTTCTTTCGAGATAAGCCATTTGGCAGCGGTGATCTGAAAAGGAAACGGCTCAACGAGTTCGGGGCGAAAATCGACGGCGGAGGTCATCTGTCGCCGCCCCAATAAATATCTTCTGCGAGTTGCCGCGCAATTTTAGCAGCTTCAAAACCAGTGGGGGTGAGATAATCTGAGCGTGGGGTTGGCATTGACGGTCCTCCATAGACCCGAGATGTGTGGGAGTCACAAGCTCCCGCAACCCCTAAATCTTAGCACAACCAACCCATCTTCGCAGCGCAGAAACGCGCAATCAAGGAACTTTCCGCACGATCTGCGTCCTTCACTCTTTTGAAATTTTCAGCGTACTTCGGCCAGAGTTCTGTGGCTAACAGCCTCGCTCTGGCCTTAGTATCCGCTTGGGTCTCATTGGGCGCGCGTCGTAATCCGTATGCACTTTTCCACTGCGCCGGCTGAATCAAATTGAGTGGGACGCTAAGAGCCCCAAGGCAACCATGCACAATTCCAACCGAGAGCGCGAACGCCCATGTATGGGCTTGGCCCGGACGAGCATTCACATTCTCGACCGCGGCGTGAATTGTTCCACGGACTTTGCACATCTCAACGATAGCGGCCAATTTTGCGGGGTCGACGCGGCCGTCAGTTACAGGCATATCGAAGACTTCGATGCGCCTGGTGAAAATTTCGTAGAGACACAGGGCGCCCTGGAGTCCCGGATCTACGCCCAGCACGAATTGCGGCCTTTCACTCATCCTTTTTCACCTTCACCCAGCGCAGCTCGAAGCCCAGCGCGCCGGCGACTCTCGTGCTCATGCGGTGACCGCCGTAGAGCATCCCCTGCACATACTCGCGGGTGAATCCGACTCGCTTGGCGAATCGGACCACACCGCCGTATCCTTTGGTCGCGGCCGAGAGGGCGGTGTAGACCTCGCCTTCATTGACGGCCTCGCGGACGGAGTAGGAGTGGCTGTTGATCCTCCCAGACTGAAGTCTGGGATTGCGCTCATTAGAGCCGTTCATGGAAAATCTGTACCCATTCCGCCGGCATCATCCTGGCTATTCTCTCCATCGAAATACTCGTTCCATTCTTTCTCCAGCTTGATGTCGTGGACTTTCAGATAATGGTGCTGTTTCGCGCTGACCGCTCCGTGTTCTTTGCGCCCAAGAACTTTGAGATTTCGCCAATCGCAATTCAGCTTGTTTCCATCCTCATGATGAACATCCTCATCTTTCTTCAACTTCCTATTCAGCATTGCCTCGGCAATCAGCGTATGAACCCGCCTGTCGCGCTGAGGACCGGCTTTGACAACCAAATATCCTTTGCTGTCCACTTGAGACGACAAAAACCTTCCGTCTTTTCCACGCCTACGCCGACGCTTTTGCTGCTTTGTAAATTTAGATGCCCGACTCATTCTCCTTCTCCTCTGACCGACGGGCCATCCCTGGCCAATTTTTCAAGATTCTGGCCCAGCCATTTGTGCAGGCAACTCTCGCCGCAGAGGATGCTGCCGCCCTGGGCCGCTTCCGCATCGGTGTAGCTCAGAATCGCCAGGCGTTTTCTGACGCTGTGGCTGATGCGGCCGAGGAACCAGTGGTTCGTGGCTTGACGCTCGGCGCCGCAGAGGTCGCATTTGGCTGTCGAGATCAGGGGCATCAGGATGCCACCT